TGAATGGAACGTGGACAAATCTCCCCTGACTGCGCCCAAATTCGTATTCTTAGTTCTATTTTTCAGCTTTCTATTTTGTACCTCCTCGGTTATCCTACGTTCGTGGTTTCCGCAGTAGATAATTAGTCGTCGTCTTCGCCTTCGCCCCGAATTTCAGCAAGCTGATCCTCCAAATTGTCCATAATATATGCCTTCGCCATTGCTTCCACTTCAAAAGTTAGGAACTTTGTAGGTTCAAAATAGTCATGAGGCTTATCGTAAAAGCTTCTGACAAAGATGTGAGTTTCGTCGAGGCGGCCATTTTTAAAATGCTGCTCTTCCACCAGTCGCCACTGTGAAGTGTCGCGATGTTCGTTGGCGGAAAGAATGGCTAGCGACTTCATCACGCCAATGCCTTCTTCTTCTTCTTCAATCACCCGTACGTATTCGCTCATTGTTTTGATTGGCGACTTTCAACCATCTTAATGATCCCATTCGCCCATGACCTACCTGCGTCTCCTCCCCATAACTGCCAGGCTATATAGCCAGCATCGTCTTCGCCACCACTTTTATTCTTCTCGTGCCTTGAAAAGAATGCAGACATGCGCTTGATGGTGGCAAAGCTAATCTTGCTCCCTCCCGCAAGATCGCCAGCCCTGGCCACGCCGCTGCCAATGCCCTGCTTGCCAGCTTCCTGAGTCGTCAGGCCGCCCTTGCCATGCTTCTTGCGCAGTTCCAAGCCACGACGCGCTGCGGCCCGCACAGACGATGGCGGGGAAAATGATTCGGCATCTCCGCGCTCTTCCATAAAAGCATCAACATAAGCCTCTAGATATGCTTCGCTTGCATCTTTCTTCTTCATGCTCATGCCAGCCTCGCTGAGAGCAATGGCCAATGCTTGCTGCTTACTTTTTACTGGCTTGCCGCCGCTAGTAAGCTTGCCTCCAGCGAATTCGCGCATGACCAAAGCAATCTTGGCCTGCTTTTCTTTCTTGGTCATAACTCTTTTTTCTCAGTCTAAGCTTTTACTCCATAGAAATACAAATCGCATGACTGAGAGTTGATGCTAAATTCATAGTCAATAAAAATAGAGTCAAAATCAACAAAACTGAAATCATCCTCAGTCAGGTTTAAGTAGTAGCTCCACCCTTTTGCAATGGTCAGCGGGCTGTCCTGTGGCGTACTGCGTTCAGTGCCATGCTCAGGGCGACCAGTAGTAGCACAAGTAAATACTACAAGTCCGCCACTTTTGCAGAGGCGAATCATATTTAAAAATGTTTCTTTCCAGAAAGGATTGTGCTCAAAGCACTCGCAAGATATGCAGCAGTCAAAAGGCATTTCATTGTCGTATTCATGTCCGCTAATTACAACGTCCACTCCTGGACCGCTGCCCACATCTACGCCCACGTATTCACTAGAAGTGAAGGCATTTCGCACTGTGCCATTGATGTTCAAGCTTCCCACCTCTAGCGTTCTTCCTCCTCCAAAAGCCAACGGAAATTTAGCCTTAAGAGAAGCAATGTAGTCCGATTGTTCTTTGTGAGCCATGGTTAATTAATGAATCCGATGGGGGCAGTGGCAATGTTCATCTCAGGAAAAAGCCTTTCCCGATATAGAACCATGCCAGTAATTAGACGTTCTGCAATAAAGGCAATTGCCCTTTTGTCATATCCTTCAATTTGCGACAGTGATTCTTTATTTTTCTCCCAAATTGGCATCAATGCGTTAAAAAGCGTAGTCATGAATTTCTGGTATCGCTCCCGTGGGCCACGTGCCATGTTGCAGCCAATAAATAGATTTTGCTTCCACAGTCCGTCTACCTCTTCACGAGAAAACAGCCACTGTCCAGTGTCAGCCAGCGTCCTTGTAATCAAGGGCGCGTCAAAGGACGAATGCCCACCATAAAATTGTTGCTCAAGGCTACAATTAAACGTTGCGAACTCTGGCACATACAAAGTATTTTGGTCGTACCACTCGTCGCCTGGCTCCACCCAGTTACGCCGATACTGTGCATTGCCAATGTTTAATTGTTCCGCATTGTTTACCACCCATTGAATGCACGATAATTCACCAAATCGAGAGTTCAATGGAGAAAGAAATGATTGCCCTTCGTCGTCAAAGACATAACCTTTCTGTCGCAAATCTTCGCGCTCTTCTGGGGCGAGTTTACATGCTCCGCCCATAATGGGAATCAATGGAGCGCGAGACGAATAGCGCACCGTCTCACCAGGGATGCACACTGCATAAATGGCGCAATCAGGCGGTTGCATATACTTCCCTCGCCGCCCATAGTTCATTGTAGTTATTGACGCCCTTTGCACCAACGCCAGTCAAGTCACCACCACCAGATGGCTTACTCCATGCCATGATTGTGCCATCGGGCAGCACGAATGCCCTATTCTTTTGCTCATGCGTGGGTGTCAGTTCTAGATAGTCACCGTAGACAAAATCAGACTGCCCGCCATGCGCCGCCAGCGCTCTACCGAGGAGAGTGGGACCAGTGGGGCACAATGGCGTGATGCCATAGTATTCTTCCTTGCAATTAGCGACAATCGTCTTAATGGCAATCTGCAACGCCTTGTTGTCGGGCTGTGAGTACAGGACGGTGGTAGCGCAAGCCCAGGAAGTGTAACTAAAACGTTGGATGTCCCTAAAGGCCAGGAATTTAATGCGAGGACCCACTTCCACTGGATTGACCATCCTGACGGCAATATCCATGTACCAACCGCCAATCTTATTAAGCAAGCAGAATCTACCAAGATCAGCCTTGTACGAATAAGGCTTCAAGCGGTCGTAGGCCCATAGTACTTCCTCTTCGTAGTTAGCTTCAATAAAAGCGCGAAGGGTTTCCTTTGTGTAAATTTGATGGTCTGCTTCGGGGAATGCTTGGCGCACTGTGCCAGTGGCATGCCCTAGAAACGGCGACAGTTCGGCGCCATTGTCAGAAAGAAAGATTTGTGATACTTGCATGATGATTAAACAATTTTTGCAGGAGTGCCAAAGCCCTTGAATTCTTGATCACTTGGCTTTTGATTAAGGACTTCCTCTGCGATGCGCAACATCTTTTTAGTAATGACAGGCCAAGTGAATTGCTGTTCATGGATGCGCTCATAGCACCAATTGCCAGCAGTTTTCAAGGCGTCGCGATCTTCGTAATAACTCGTGAGAATGTCAGCAACGCTGCTGGGGTCAGGGAGCAAACGCTCTAGACCATAGTTCCTATCCGTTTCAGAGCCATTGCAAGCGATGCGAGGAACGCCACTGAAAATCTCCTTAAGGCTTGTGTGGTCAGGCACCACTTGCGCCACGCCAGCAGCGGCATGTTCTGTATTTACCAGGCCCCATCCTTCGCCAATGCAAGTGTTGATGCCTATATCAGCGGAATTGTAAACTTTGTTCAATTTTTCGACGGGCAGGCAGTTGTGCGTGGAAAAATGCGGACTGGTAAGAATAAGCTTACCAGTGGGGTCGTACCCTGCATCACGAGCCACTCGCTTAAATAATGGAATCAATTCCCAGCCCATGTCTTTAGCGCCCATGTTCAGCCACAATCGAGCATCCGGCTTGTCCTTAGCAAATTCAATGAAGCCCTTAATTGTTAAATCAATGCGCTTACGTGGCTGGTTCCTATTGCCATTGAAGACAATAAAAGTATCTGCTGGTACTCCTAATTCCTTCCGGCATTCAAGAGGGTCAACAGGAAAGAACTTGGTGAAGTCCGTGCCATGAGGAATGATTTCAATAGGCTTTTCATAGCCCATCTTGATCAGCTCTTCTTTGCCAAATTCCGTGTAAGTGGCAAGTCCGTCCCATTCGCTTACAGAAGCATTTAGCTCAGGGAAGATGCCATAACTATCAATGGGGGTATATACAAAAAACTTGAAGGGAATTTTTTCCCTGAATGGCTTCACTACGTCCCATAGCGTAATCGCCACCCATAAGTCATTTGTCACCCAGACGAGATCTGGCTTGATGGTTTGGACTAGTTCAGCAATACGATGGGAACCAAACGGATCGGAGCCATGCGCCATGGCTGGATAAGTCTTGTATTTAATGGCCTCTTCGTCGTGGTCACCATGAAAGTTGGTAGCCAGCACCGACACTTCATGCTCTTTCGCCAGTGCAGGAAGAAGGTATTCAGCTACTCGCCCAAAGCCCGTCTGGACGAAAGCATCGCCTACGTAGAGGATTTTTGCCACAAGAAAAACGAATCTTGTTTGATAATAGTGGCAAAATCAAACGGGGACAGTTTGAGCCTGTTGCCTAAAATATTTCACGGTGCATTTGCAGCGTGCGCCACATGCACAGCGTACGCCAGGCATAGGAACGCTGCCAATGGGCACGATGCCACGTGCTGCATAACCCAAGCAATCTTGGCAATGCACGGCTTGAGCATCCAAAATGCGGCGCATCAACGAAAACCCACGTTGCTGTTCGCGCATTTCCGTGCCTTGCCAATAAGAGCCACGCACCGATTGCGCATACAAACCAACACGAGCAATAGCCATAGGAGCACTGACGCGCCCATCCAAAAGGTCGCGGACAAAGCCTTGTAGATAAGTGTATTCCGCACGAAGCCTTTGACCGATACGACCATATTCCGCACTCCCCATTTCACTTCGTCCGCCATAGCCAATAGTCGCTGCTTGAATATGCGATGCTTTAATTGCTTCGCGGACACTACCTTGCCATTGATCAAGCGTAATTGAACCATCTCCTAACATCCTCGTGAAACGCTTGAGCTGCGTTTCTAGTTTATCAATGCGACCATCAACGAGCTTGCCTACTGACGCTTTGCTAAGAAAGCGGCCCTTCTCGTCACGGTAACGTCCACTGCGTTGGTCATAAGACCATTCAGCGTCCATCCTGCTGGACATAATGGCGCTGCTAAACGAGGACAAATCATTCAGCATTGTCGGCCTCTAGCAGCTCTTTGAATTGTGCTGGAGCTTCTTCTTTCCATTGCTTCATAGCATTTTCAATGTCCTCATCCG